GGTAATACTAAAGTATTAGATGAAGTTGGTGTAGGAGCATCAATAATTAACGTAGATTCAACTGTTGGATTTGGAACTACTGGAACTGTCATAAGTGGTCAGAATACAGAGATAAATTACACTTCAAAATCAGTTAATCAATTCTTTGGATGTTCTGGTGTAGGTGTTGGACTAGGAACTGCAGATACAATTAGAGATAATGAAACTATTTTTGGATTTGAAAATGGTGATTTATCAAAGAGGGTTGATTTAAGAATTACTGGTGTATTATCCGAATTAGTTCCAATCACTGATATTAACTTAATTAATGAAGCAGAGAATTTCTTTGTTAAAAACATTGGTGAAAAAATTGAAAACAGTGGTGAAAATTATAAACAAATATTTGCGAATTCTTGGATCTATAATACAAGCTCAAGATTTCAAGTTGAAATTCCTCAAGGAAGTGCGACATTTAAATTAAAAACACCTATTGATAAATCATCTTTAAAACTTGGTGATAGATTTGATATTCTAAAAAGAAATGAACAAGTTATTGAAGGTAGTGGTACAGTTGATAGTATAGACGTTGGATTAAATCAAATAACTGGTGGTAATATTGCTGGATTTACTCAAGTTCCAAATCAAGCATATGATATTCGTAGAAAAATAGAAAAAGCAACAAGTTCAGGTGTATCTTTAAATCAAGGAAATAATAATGTAATCGCAGACACTCTCTCTGTATATACTGATGGTAATATAGATGGATACGTTGCATCTAACTCTTTACCAAGTTATGATATTACAACTGATATTGTTGAAGAGACATTAACTGGGGGAACTGCTGCAGGATTAGATGGATTTAATCCTTTGAATGGTAAATTTAGTTTTATCAATTTTGGAGTAAGTAGAAATATAAAATTTATTCAGGGTGATCCAGTTACTTATCAACCAGAGGGTGAAGTTTTAGTAGGTTTAGAGTCTGGTAGAACATATTTTGCTGATCCTGTAATACCTGATGATCCAAGTCAAGATATTACAAAAATTAGATTATTTAATTCTACAGCACAAATTGGATCTGCAAGCACCATTCAAGTAGGAGTTACTACTTCAACAACTGATGTTCATAGATTCGTTTTACAAAAACATGCAAGTCGAGTATTAGAATCAGATAAAATTTTAAGAAGAATTCCACTGACTCAAAATTTATTTGTCAGTTCAAATCAAGATATACCAACTAATGATATTGGTATATTAATAAATGGTGTTCAAATTCGTTCTCCAATCTCTGATAACCAAATCTTCTTTGGTCCTTTAGAGTCTATTGACTTATTAAACTCAGGTAGTGGTTATGATGTAGTTAATCCTCCAATAATAGGCATTGAGACAAGTACTGGAATTGGTGCAGCTGTTGAACCAATAATAAGTGGAACTGTCAAAGAAGTATTTGTTGACCCTCAAGAGTTTGATATTGATTCGGTCACAAGTATTTCATTAACTGGTGGTAATGGAACTGGTTGTGTATTACAACCTATCTTAGGAACTAGAAATAGAGAATTACTATTTGATAGTAGAGATATTTTCTTTAATGGTGGTGTTGATATTGTAAATGAAACTATTACATTTAAATCACAACACAATTTAGATGATGGTGAAATAGTTTTTTATGGTTCAAATGGAAATCCAGCGATTGGAATTGGAACAGCATTTGATTTGTTAAATCAAGTCGATTCTACTCTTACAAATGGTGCTCCATATTTTGTAAGGTCTGTTAATCCTACTACAGTTAGATTGTTTAATAATAGAGTAGATGCATTATTTGGCACTGCTGGTATTAATACCGTTGGATTATCAACTGATACAAAAGCGAGTGGTATTCATAAATTTAGAACACAGAATAAGAATACTTTAGTCGCTGTAAAAGTATTAGAAGAGGGTTCAGGTTATACACATCGTAAATTAAGGGTAAAAACAACGGGTATATCAACATCATTAAATGTAGTTACTTTTAAAAACCACGGATTTGAAAGTGGTGAATTAATTGAATACTCTGCAGAAACTACAACGATACAAGGATTAACTACAACATCTTCTTATTACGTTAAAAAATTAACTAATGATACTTTCCAACTAGCAGATGCTGGTATTGGTGGTACTTCATTAACAGATTTCAATAGAGGTAAGTTCGTTAATTTTGAATCAGTTGGTTCAGGGTTCCAAATATTTAATTACCCACCAATTAAAGTTAATGTTGATGTATCGTTTGGTTCAACAATAACTGGAAATATTGTTACTACACCTGTTGTTACTGGTGAATTAGTTGGTGGATATCTTTATGAGCAGGGTACAAATTATGGTTCTACAATTCTTGATAAGGAAGTTACACCTAAAGTAACTATTAAAAATGGTAGATTTGCAGAATTTAAACCAATTATTGTAAATGGTAAAATTATTGATGTAGCTGTTGTAAACAGAGGTAGAGAGTATAATTCAAGTCCAGAGATAAGGGTTATATCAACAGGAGCAGGAGCAGGTGCTGTGGTTCGTCCAGTACTTGAAAACGGACAAGTAATTGATGCTATAGTAACTAATACTGGTATTGGATACGATAGCGGTACTACAGAGGTCAGAGCGTTCTCTAGAGGTTCTAATGGTGTTTACGCTGCAAGGGTAAGAAGTTTAACTCTCAATAATACACATAGATTTGGTGATTCTTTCTTATCAACAAAAGAAGATACTCTTAGATTCAGTATCTTAGGATATTCTCAGGATATTGCAAATAATTTTGAAAATACATTTACTGTTACTGGAAGTGGTGAATTTGATAAAATCACAGGTCATTCACCAATTGTTGGTTGGGCATATGACGGTAATCCAATATATGGACCATTTGGTTATGCAGATTCTGATAATATTAACTCAGAGTTAAAAATTCTCACACCATCTTACATACTTGATATTAATAGAGTCGAAAATCGTCCTGCTGGATATTCTGCGGGATTCTTTGTAGAAGACCACGTATTTAATGGTTCTGGAGACTTAGATATTCATAATGGTAGATTTGGTAAAACACCTGAATTTCCAAATGGTGTTTATGCATATTTCTCAACTGTTGGACTAGGAACAGGTACAAACAAATTAGAAGGTCAATATCCATACTTTATCGGTAATACATATCGTTCACCTGTAATTGCAGAAAATCAAATATTAAACCAAGAATTTGATTTTAATAATTCAGGTTTAAGAAGAAATACGTTACCATATAATGTTGATGAAAAATTTGCTGGAAATGATTTTGTAATAGAGTCTTATGAGAAAATAAGACAGGTTTCTACAATTGAATCTGTAACAAAAGGTGGAGTTGATGGATTCACTATTTTGAATGGTGGTAGTGGATATAAGATTGGTGATTTAACAGAATTTGATGATGAGGGTACAAATGGTTCTGGGTTCCGTGCACAAGTAGATGAAATTGTAGGTATCGGAGTATCGAGAATTGATACAACAATCGAAACTTTTAACAGTGCGGTTTTTGAATGGAAGAGTGGAAATGAGGTAGAGGCAACTTTCCTCCCATTCATGGAAATGAATGACCAAACTTCAGTATCGATATCAGGATTAAGTAGCTCAATCAATAACTTAACAGATTCATTTAGTGTAGGTGTTAAAACAGATACTGTTGGTCTTGCTAAGGCTATGACAATCGGTTCTAACGCTGGTTTAATACAAGACATATATCTAACACAAATACCAAATACAATCTCTATTGGAGGTTCATTAAAGGTTGGTTCAGGAAATGTTGTTGATGTAGAAACTTTACAAGTTTTAAATATTTTCCCAATAAGAAAAGTTGTAAGAGTATTAAGACATACTGGTATCGCTCATACTCTAGGATCAAATGTTGATGTTTTAAATAATCGTATTAGCATACCAGTAAAAACAACTAAGTTTACATCAATACCAAAAGAAACCGTATTCTTCAATGGTCCTCAATCTGTTGGAGTAGGAACCACTGCAGGTGGAGCGATTGATGTAGAGAGAGTTATTGGTGAAATTAAAGAAACAGTTTCAATACCCACAAGAACAATACATATACCTAATCATCCATTTAAAACAGGTCAAAAATTACAATTACATAAAAGAGTTGGTGCAAATCGTTTTGATGTGGGTAGAACCCCATTAGTAACTGAATTTAAATTACCATTTTTAGGTACTAATCAGACAGATGTATTCGTCATTAATAAAGGTGATAATAACATAGGTCTTGTTACTACCAGAGTTGGTATTGGTAGTACAAGTGAAGGTCTTTTCTTCTATAGTAAAGGTTCTAATTCAGGTATTTCTTCAGGATTATATAATTTCCAGACAACAGAAGATAGAATAACAGGTGATATTGATAAAATAAAAACAACTGTTTCAACAAACGTAGGAGCATCAAATACTACAACTCATAATTTAATCGAAGGTGACATAATAAAAATGAATGTTGTTCCTAACTTGAATGTGGGAAATGGAACTACAATCGCTGTTAACGTTAACTATAATTCTGAATTTGAAAAATTAATTATTGATCCTATATCATTTACTGCCTCTGATGTTGAGACTAATCAAATTGATATAGCTGCTCACGGGTTTAAAACAGGTGATAAAGTATTTTATGATGGTAATGCAACTGGATTAAGCACAGGAACATATTTTGTTAACAGAGTAAGTTCTAGAAGATTCCAACTTTCTGAAACAATCGAAGATGTTCGTGCAAATCCAAGAAGAACTGTACTTATAACCGCAAATACAGGTGGTAATCAAACAATCTCACTTATAAATCCGAGAATTGATGTAGTAAGAAATTCAAAATTAAACTTTGGATTAAGTAGCACTACTTTAGCAGACTTTGACTTTAAATTATTCTATGATAGAGAACTAACAAATGAGTATCTAAGTTCACAGGATTCAAGCACATTTAACGTTAGTATTGGTGGTACAATCGGTATCGGAACAAATAATACTGACCCTGTTGGTGCAAAACTTATTGTACAACATTCAGTATCATCACCAGGTAGATTATATTATGGTTTAACAAAAGGTGGTTTTATTAGCACTGCAGATACTGAGGTTTCAAATTACTCAGAGATTCGATTTATTGATAGTGAGTATAATAATGAATACAAAATATTTAATGTTACTGATGATACATTTGATTTTTCTCCAAAAGTTCCTGAATTTTTAAGTTATACTGATGATGATTGTGAAAAATTAGAATATTCTACAAAATCAACTTCAGTTCACGGAGCGATCAAAGATTTAAGTATATTATCACCAGGTTTTAATTATAAAAAGTTACCTCAATTTAAACAAGTTAACAGTGTAAATGGAACTGATGCTAATATCGTTGCATCTTCAAAAACAATAGGTAGAATTAAAAAAGTAAGAATAGTTGATATTGGTTATGAATATTCTTCAGATAAAACATTAGGACCTGAAGCATTTATTTCTCCAGTTGTTAATATTGATAATCTTGATATAATTGCATCTGTTGATATTAAGAGTGGTGGTTCTGATTATATTGGAACACCAAATTTGATAGTATTTAATCCTGTTACAAATACAGTTGTTGATACTCTTTCATTACAAGCACGTACACCAAACCAAACAATATCTCAAGTTGATGTGCTATCACCTGTAACTGGTTTAGATTCAGTTGTTCATAAGATTATTTCAATTAATAATTCAAATGGTGTTGGAATTAACTCAGTTCAAATTAGTAATTCAGGTGTTGTAACTTGTTTCCTCGAAACTCCAATTAATGGATTCGACACACAACCATTTGCAGTAGGAGATGAAGTTTTTGTTGAAGGTATTCAAAGAATTGGTGAAGCAGGAATAGGTGCAACACAGGGTGGAATATCAACAAACACAACTATTGCAGGTGATGGATATAACTCAGAAAATTATAACTATCAGTTCTTTAAAGTTGATAATTATGCAGCAGGAACACAAAGTGTATTAGAATTTAGTACTGCTGGTGTTACTACTAATCCAGGTATTGCTAAGACATTCCAATCTGGTTATGCAACTTTAATTAATAAGAAAAAGTATCCTGTTATTGAACCAGTTCAAACTAGAGGTGTTTTTGAACTAAAAGAAACATTAATTGTTGGAAATATCGTAACTGACCTAAAAGTTATAGAAGTAAGAAATGATTATATCAAAATTGATGGTAAGTTTAAAATTAGAGTGGGTGATCGAATCAAGGGTGAATTAAGTAATGTATCTGCAGAAATTACAAGTATTGTAGATAATCAAGCTAAATTTACAACTAGTTTCTCAAATAGACAAGAGTATGGATGGTTAGATGATATTGGTAAGTTAAATGAAGATTTCCAAGTTATCCCTGATAATGATTATTATCAAAACCTTTCATATACAGTTAAGAGTTCAATTGAATGGGAAAAATTTGTCAATCCTGTAAATCGTTTAGTTCACCCATCAGGACTTAAAAACTTCGCTGATACTGCAATAACATCAAATCTAAAAGTTGGAATTGGTTCAGTTCGTGAATCAAATCAAGTCGTTGTGCTTGATGTTGGTAATGTCCTTGAATTAAATGATAAGCAAAGAGTAGATGCAATCAATAATTTTGATTTTGCGAGAGATTTTGATACAAGAGTAAATGGTTCTAAGTTTTTAACAATTAAAAATAAAACTCTAACTGACTTTACAAGATGTAAAACAAACAGAGTTTTAATTCACGATGATATTAGTAGTAATTTCTCTAGTGAGGGATTTGAAAGCACTAATACAATTATTGAACCTTTAGTTGAAGATTTTGGACATTATCTTGTACAAATAGTTGACCCTGATACATTTGATACTCAATTCTCCGAAATAGTTACATTAACAACAGAAAGTGATGCGTTTATTCTTGAAAAGACAACTGATTTTACAACAGTCAAGTTAGGTGACTTTGATACTGAAATATTAGCAACTGGAACTAAAAATTTATTATTCACTCCAACAGAGAAATTCTTGAAAGATCATGATATTAAACTTCTCAAAATTGACTTTAATACAGATTTAACTGGTATAGGTACAAACGGTATTGGTAGTGTTGATTTGACAGGTACTAATACAGGAGTTGGTAGCACAACTGTTGGATTTACAACCTCATCAATAATAGAAGTTCCAACGTTTGATTTTAATGCGTTGTATGCAACTATCTTTGTTCAAGATACTGTAACAAAGGAAATTAATTATAGTGAAGTAATTGTTGATTATGATGGTACAGATACAACAATCGCAGAAACTTATGTTGATACAAAATCTGGATTGAGTAATAGTGTAGTTGGTGTTGTTACTGCAAGAGTTGAAAATAATCTTGTTAAGTTGCAAATCGAAAATGATAGAGTTAATACTCTTGATACTAGGACTAATATTGTAGGATTGGGTTCAACAGCTGCTGGTATTGGAACATTTAGATTCTCAGTTGCTGGTCAACCAGCTGGTGCAGAAAGAAGTGCAAGATTAGAGTCTGGTTATGCAACTGGCACTGCAAGCACCATCACTTATGCAACAATCAGTAAATTAATTGATAGTAGTGTTAAATCAATAGTCAGAGTTTCTTGTGGTGATACATCAGCAGTTCATCAAGTGGTGTCAATTCGTGACGTAGATGATATTGTAACTATTCAGTATCCTTTTGTTTCTGCTGGTTCTACAACTGGTATTGGTACATTTGGTGGTGAAATAAGTGGTGATAATATTAACTTAAGATTCTATCCAGATGCTGAGTTTGATTCATTAATTGAAGTTCAATCATATAATCAAATATTATACACAGATAGTGATTTTGAAAATACACCACCAGATTTAACTTATGGTACTGTTGATCAAAGAGTATTCTTAACAACTTACGATGGTGCTGCTGGACTTAGAGCAAATAAAAAGGATTTTGTACTAAAGCATAAGCAAGTTCCAATTTATTCTAAGACATTCAATCCATCTGGAACTATTAGTACAACAACAAGCACAGTCAATATTGATAGTCATTTCTTCAATAATAATGAAGAATTAACATATACACCAGATTCAACATTTATAGGAATCGCTGGAACAGCAATTTCAATAGGATCTACAACTAATATTGCTGGAGTAGTAACAACATTATTACCAAGCACAGTTTACGCTAAAGTGCTTGATGAAAATAGATTTGAATTATATACAAGACCTGAGTTTGTTTCCTCTGGTAATGCAGTTACATTTACAGGAATAGGAGCTGGTAATGCTCATAAGTTGTCTATGAGAAAACAACTTACAAAAACTATCATTGGTTTAGATGGTGTTGTTCAACAACCAATTACATTTACATCCATTACACATACATTAGGAATATTTGATGGATTCACACATAATGCAAATATCGGTATAGGATTATCACAATTTGTTTTAAGTGGAATTGGTTCAGTTGCACCAACTGATTTCCTAAGAATTGGTGAGGAGTACGTAAAAGTAACAGAGGTTGGTTTCTCAAGCACACCTACAGGAGTTATTAACGATTCAACTGATGTTTCACTTGGTATCGCTACTCTACCAGTTGTTAAAGTAGAGAGAGGTCAATTAGGTATCGCAGCAACTTCACACTTAGCAAACGCTACTGCTAGAGTTCACAGAGGTGCATTTAATATTGTTGATAGTAAAGTATTTTTTGCAGAACCACCTAAAGGAAATAATAGGTCTAGAAGAGATGAAACCAATTTACCATTCGTAAGAGCAAACTTTAGTGGTAGGACATTCTTAAGAAGTAATTATGATACCAATATGTTATTTGATGACTTATCTGATAACTTTACTGGTATTGGTAAAACTTATTCATTAACAGTAGGTGGTGCTAATACATCATCTGGTATTGGCGTAGGAAATGGAGTCCTATTCATCAATGGCGTATTCCAGACTCCTAAAACTGTTAATAATACAGGAAGTAATTATGAATTTATTTCAGATACAACTGCTGGTATATCAACTGTAGAATTTAGTGGTATTACATCTACAAATGGTGATTTCATCATATCAGAATTTGATATTAACCAAAACCAAGTTCCAAGAGGTGGATTAATTGTATCATTAGGTTCAACACCAGGCACAGGATATGCACCATTAGAAGGAGCAAAGGTAAAAGCATTTAAAGATGCAAATGGTGGAATTACAAGTGTTGTAGGTATTGCAACATCATCAGGATTTAATCTTGGTATTCAGACAGCTGCCTATGATAATATTACTGGTATTATTACTGTTACAACAGAGAAGGTACACGGTTTTGCACTTGAAAGACCAAATACAGTCAAGTTAAAGAACTTAGTGTTTAGTTGTACTGGATATAGTGGAGCAGGAACAACTACAATATTCCAAGACCACGAGAGACCACTATTTCTTGTTGGTATTGTATCTGATAGAACATTTGAAGTTCAAGCAGGACCAAGCACAATTATCCATAATTATCAAGGTGGTGGACAAGCATTTGAGTTCTTTGAGGACTTAACATTTGGTTCTGGATATCGTGGTGGTTCTGTTGCAATTGGTGTTACAGACTTAGCGTTTGAACATAGATTTGTAAGTTCTGGAATAGGTTCAATACGTAAAGGTAGTTTTGCTGCTTCTAATGCAAATTCATTTACTGCAACTAACGCTGTATATACATCTCATACAGGTCAGTTAGTTCTTACAATTCCAAATCATACATTTACAACGAGTGACACAGTTGGTATTGATACTGGTGCATTAATATTCAAATGTTCAAAAGATAATTTCTTCTCTGATCATCCATATCCAAGAGCAGTATCAAAAACTAGTTTCCCAAATTCAGATCCAATCGCTGGCATAGTTACTGGTATAGGTGCAACTACACTTAGCACAATCACATTAAACGCTGGTGTTGGTGGTGGAGCAGGTAGTGGTGCTGTTGTAACTGC